ATGCAACTTGACATGCTAATAATGTTTTTCCGGAACCTGCTTAAGCAGGTTCCGGAAAAACATTATTAGCATGTCAAGTTGCATTAGATGGTCTTTTAAGAAGACACTATGAAAAAATAATAATTACACGTCCTACAGTATCAAAAGAAGAAATAGGTTTTCTTCCTGGAGATTTAAGAGAAAAAATGGATCCTTGGATACAACCTATTTATCAAAATATGTATGCTCTTTATGATAAAGCTAAAGTTGAAAAATTAATTGAAGATGGAAAAATAGAAATAGTTCCTTTAGCATTTATGAGAGGTAGAACATTTTTAGATTCATGTATTATAGTAGATGAAGCTCAAAACGTTACTCACGAGCAAATGGAAATGATAGCTACCAGAATAGGAATAAGATCTAAGATGATAATTTGTGGTGATGACCATCAAGTTGATTTGAAATCAAAAAGAGACTCTGGATTTAAATTTTTATATTCTCAATCATTTAAAGTTAAAAATATGGTTGGAATTACTTTAATGAAAAATCATAGAGATCCTATTGTAGATGAGTTAATAGAAATTTATAATGAAGCCGAAGATAGAGGAATTATTAAAGGTTCTTCTGGTACTAGTGGTAGATCTCGATAATAGTTTAATATTTTAAAAGGGGTTTCAAATTGAACCCCTTTTTTTATATATTTATAACAAAAATAGTATTATGGCATCAATATTAGAACCAACTACATTCCAAATAAAAATTAAAGAGGAGCATATTGTAAAAGGTATAAAAACTTTAAATGAAACCTTTTTTACACTTTCTGACATCACGAACGTAGATAGAAGATTTGTTACAGTGCCATTAACAACGTCTATAGACTTAATTAACGTAAATGGTGTTGATCCAGGTGCAGGTACATTTCCTTCAAGTAGTATGAAGTATGTTAGAATTTCTAATCTTGATTTAACATCTTCTTTAGCAGTAAGTTTTACCTCTTCAGATAATGGAGATGGTCCTTCTTATTGGAGTATGGAATGTTTACCAACTTCTTCTTTAATGTTTTCATCTCCTAATGTTACTGGAAGTGTATTTAGTGGCACATTTAGTCAAGATATAGAAAACATTGCAGTTTATGCTCAAAGCAATGCAGTTGATGTTGAATATGTAGTAGTTAACGGATAAATAAAAAAATATGGCAAATATACCAATATGGCCCGGATCTAGTTCATTCCACCCAGGAGATACACCTTTTGGGTTTTATGATAATAATCCGGAATTTCAAGTAGATGCAGATAAATTTGCAAAATTTGCTGCTCAAAGATTAGGTTACCCACTAGTTGATATTGAATTACAAAAATTTAACTTTTACACAGCATTAGAAGATGCTATAACTGTGTATGCTAACGAAGTATATGCTTATAAAGTTAGAGATAGCTATTTGACATATGAAGGTGCTGAAGCAACTTTTGACGCTAATGAAACAATTGTAGTTCCTAATTTAGGAAGAATTATTCAAATTGCTGAGCAATACGGAGTTGAAGCAGGAACAGGAGGAAATGTTACTTGGCATAAAGGAGAAGTAGCACTAACAGCTTCAATACAAGATTATAATTTAGAAGAATGGGCTCAAGCTAATATACCTCATTATAAAGATCATGATATAGAAATAATGAGAGTATTTTATGAAGCACCTCCTGCTATTTTAAGATATTTTGATCCTTATATAGGAACAGGAATGGGTACTATGAATTTAATGGATACATTTGGGTGGGATGGGTATTCCCCAGCTGGTGTAGACTTTTTATTAATGCCTATAAATTATGATTTACAAGTAATTCAAACAATTGAATTTAATGATATGATTAGAAGATCTAATTATTCATTTGAAATGCATAACAATCATTTAAGAATATTCCCAATACCTGATGGATCAGTTCCAAAATTATACTTTGAATATATTTTAAATTCTGAAAGATCATCAGCATCTTTTGTCGTAGGAGGTAGTAGTACTATTTCTAATATTTACAATGTCCCATATCATAACCCAGATTATGATAAGATTAATTCTGTAGGTAGAAGTTGGATATTTGAATATGCTTTAGCATTATGTAAAGAAATGTTAGGGTATGTAAGAGGTAAATATCAAGTTGTACCAATTCCTGGAGATAATGTTACACTAAATGCTAATGATTTAATAACAGCAGCTACAGGAGAAAAAGAAAGATTAATTGATAGGTTAAGAGCTTACTTAGGTGAAACCTCAAGAGAAAAACTACTGGAAAGAAGAGCTGCAGAAAGTAAATTTGTTCAAGACGAGCTTGCTAATGTGCCCTTCCCAGTTTATATAGGATAATATGGCATTATTTGGAGGAGCAAGAGATATAAGTTTATTTAGACATCTAAATAGAGAGTTAATGGCTGATGTCATAACTCAACAGTGTTCATTTTATAAGTTTAAATTAGAAGAAACTAAAGTAAACATATATGGTGAAGCAGCTGAGGAAAAATACTACATGGGTCCTGTCTTATTAAATTGTTTAGTAGAAAGAGCCAATGAAGACTTCCCAGAAACAGATTTAGGTACTGACTTTACTTGGGGTGCTACTTTCAAATTTTATAGAGATGATTTATTAGGAAAAATGGAAGAATTTAACTTAGATTTTGACCCTACAAATTATCAATATGGAGCTGATTTAGTTCCACAAGTTGGAGATATCATTTTGTATAATGAAGGATATTATGAAGTAGATAATGTAAATGCTAACCAATATTTTATGGGTAAAAATCCTGATTATCCAAATGCACCACAAATTCAAAATCCTGGATTAGAAGATTTTGGCCAATCAGTATCTATTATATGTGAAACTCATTATGTGCCAGCTGATAAGGTAGGAATAACACAAGAAAGGTTATATACTGGTAATAATTCAAATCCCTCTTTAAATGGCTAATCAAGGAAAAAAACCAATACCAAAAACACAAAGGGAAATAATGAATTCTCAGATTGATCCTTACAATCCCCCACCGGGATCACCTGGTTTTTCTGAAACAGGAAACCCTAACAATGCTAACGTTTCTAATAGAGGTAATCAAGTCTCTTTTAGAGATGATAATACTAAGCCTTTTACTTTAGGCATTAAAGATATTGACGAAGCTATAATGTATTACATGGAAGAAGTTATTAAACCTACGGTAATGCAAAATGGAGCAGTTCAACAAGTTCCTTTTATATATGGCTCTCCTGAAAGATGGAAACAAGTACAAAAAGATGGTTATTATAGAGATAAAAAGGGAAAAATTATGTTACCTTTAATTACATTTAAACGTAACAATATTCAAAAAATAAGAAATGTTGCTAATAAGTTAGATGCTAATAATCCTCATAATGTAAGTATTTTCCAAAAACCTTATAGTCAACAAAATGCTTATGATAATTTTTCTATACTTAATAATGTAAAACCTTTAAAACAAAACTATGCTGTAGTAGTTCCTGATTATGTTAATATAACATATGATTTTATTATTGCTACTTATTATGTAGAGCAATTAAATAAAATAGTAGAATCTATAAATTATGCCTCTGATTCATATTGGGGTAACCCTGAAAGATATCAGTTTAGAGCTAGAATAGATAACTTTGCTACCCCAGTACAGGTAGAACAAAAAGGAGAAAGATCTGTTAAAGCAACTTTTTCATTAAAATTATATGGATATTTAGTTCCAGATATAGTTCAAAAACAACTAAATTCTTTAAAAAAGTTTAATACACCCGCAAAAATTATATTTAATATGGAAGCAATTCAAAGTTTAGATACCCAAGTAAGTCCAAACCGACTCAGTATTCAATCCGAAAATGATTATACAACTTTTACGGACCCTACTCAAGAATAATTGATTTCATAATATTTATAAATAAAATTTAAATGGGTATAATTTTAAGACAGAACAAAGGTTCCGAACTTACATTTGCAGAAGTAGATGGCAATTTTCAGTCACTCTACTACTCAAGTTCTTTATCGGGTACTGACTTACAATTTTTCTTCGCTAGTAGTAGTGTAACCCATAGTATAGATTTAACAAATGTTCCTGGGTTTACTGGTGTTACCGTAGAAAGTGGTAGTACTGTAATTTCAAATGGTGTTCAAACCTTAAATTTTTTAGGATCAGGAGTAGCAAGTATAACAGATGCTGGTAATAATCAAGTTGACATAAACCTTTCAGGAGGTGGTGGTAGTGGTGGTTCTGGAATTTTTGAATTAATAGGAGGTACTGATATTTATCAAGCAACTTCTTCATTACAAGTTACCGCTAGTACTTATCAAGAATCTTCATATACTACCTTAGGCGTAACAGCCAATCCAAATAATGATGGTACAGGAGGTGGTGTAGCTAAGTATGGAATGATGTTTAGCCAATCTGTATGGCATTATACGGATAATGTTGGTTATCCTACATCAAAAGCATGGCAAACAGATTTAGAAGGTTCTGTATTCAATAGATATGATCACAATACAGATACAGCAGAAATTTTAAGATTTATAGCAACTCAGTTAAGTGAATCTTCTCCAGATTCTCTTCCAAATACTAGAACTTGGGCTAGTACTAATATTGATTTTAGTGTTGGTGGTTCAACTTCAAAGTCAAGTTATATGACTGGGGTTTTAGGTGGTAGTACTACATATACAAATGCAAGATTATCACAAAATTGGGATGATTCTCTTTCTATTAATATGACTTTAACCCAGTCTTATAGAGATTTACAAACATATTTAATTTCAAAAGGGTGGTTATTAAGTACTGAAACAGGTTCAAATGCCTTACATGATGTAGGTACCCACCCATTTGGTATTTCTACTTATGGTTCAAATATTCCAAGTAGTATAAAAAATCAATTTAGTACTTTTACATTTAATGCAGATTCAGTAATAGGAGGAAGTACAGTGTTTAGTTCTTCAATAGGTGCTCAAGCATTTGGAATGGGAGAATTAATTAATTCTACTACAGTAAGACCTTATAGTGCTAGTGTATTTTTATCTCAATCTTTTAGTGATAACTCATCTGATACAACACCTACAGAAGCAAGTACTTTTACTACGAACTCTATTTCTACTTATATTATTAATACCGAAAATTTAACGGGTGATGCAAATGGTTTATATTTAGGTATTGTACCTTCTGCTAATACCCCACCACAATTCCAAGATGGTAAATTTTTAAATTCACCAGCAGGTTATACTGGTAGAAAATGGAGTAATACTGATGGGGATGCTACAACAGGTGCTTCAACTTCATCAATTGGATATTATAGAATTCATGGTATTAATTATGGTTTAAAAACAGGATCTCAAGCATCATTTAGTTACCAAACCCCAGGTGATACTACTAATGGTTTTTATATGCCTTCATTAGGCACTTTAGGGGTTGTAAACATTACCCAAAATGATCCTACAGTAACTATTAGTAATAACTTACAAAGAACTTCTTTCTCTGCAGATTCTAGATCCTTAAGTGGTGCACCTTATATTTCAGCATCATCTTATACATTTGATTATGATACTTCAGTATCTAAAAGTTTTGATCCTTGTTATGGATATTCAACTACTCCTATAGCAACGTCTAATCCAACAGACCAATGGGAGACAATAGGTAGTACAACAATAACTCCTACTTCAGTTACAGTAAATAGCAACGGTGTACAAACGAGTAATGCTAATGCAGGTGT